ACAATTGTCATTAGCATGAGGTTCAGGATTGGCTCTGTAAACAGAGTTGTCATTGCTGGGACGGACATAAGGAGACCCCACTGAATTGCTGCTGGAAATGGAGACTGCTTAGACATTTAAGATATGTTTATATTTTTTTTAAAGATCCTGAATGTATTTACCACAGAATATTTCTTTTTGTGGAATTGTCTGATAAAGACCAATCCGTGTGCAAATTGTTTTGAGGTCATTAAAGTTTTTCCAAAAGTTTGAGTTGTGTTCGTAATCATCCACTGTGCAATGTGCAAGCTCGTGCAACAGGACGTGGAATATCTGATTGGGTTCGCCATCAATACACAGGCCAATCTCATACCCCTTGTTGGTGTTGTAACCAATCTCGTGACTTCGTCCCTTGTATGCAACTAGAACGGTCTCACTCTTGAGTCTCTCAAATCTTGGATCATCATTGTGTTCCCTCATATGATCCAAGAATGTTCTGTACATCTCTTTGACCTTTCTAAAATTTTCAGGTTCCTTTTTGGAACACACAATCCAAATGACTAAAATATATAATATTACAAATAGCACCACCATCCTTACTATTGTTTAACAAAAATAAAACTACTATAGAATTTTTGAATTTCGTGATCAACTGGAAACCTTTCCCACATCTTGAGGATGATGCCTTTCTTCTCAAGATGAGTGATTAGCATATCCTTGTAACAGATTGGTTCTGATCGCATACCATCGTTATAGAATGGTGTGTCTGCTAAATGAACAAAAAGTTTTTCACCAAATTCACCGTAGCCCCCCTTTCTCAAAAACTTGTTGCCAAGTTCATCGCCAAATGGGGTATATTCAAGAATTGATTCTGAATCTGGTATGCAACCCACCAACCGTCCACCAATTTTGAGTCTCTTGTGAATCCCGCTGATACTCCTAAAGAATGTGTCAGAAGATTCATAAATATAATGAAGTGAAAAGTTGAAACAAATTACATCATACTTTTTGTGGGGGCAAGAATTGATATCACCCAAAAAGAATTTGGGTTTCATACCAATTGATAGAGCCCTGGATTCAGCCTCTCTCAGAGAACCTGGGTCTGGATCAAACATATCCAGACACCTAACCCCCGCGTGTTGCCACTTCTTGAGGTCACCTCCACACCCACACCCTGCATCAAGAACCTGTCTGGATGAAGGGGCTGCCGAAACAGCCTCGTGGATGACATGACGTTTTATCAGGTTATTTGAAGTCCGTACATCATCCATATCTAAATATATAGGGTTTGAAATCTTTAGGTCCACATGTCACTTCGGATACATTTACTTAAAGAATTTTTGCTTTAGTTGTCTAGTAATGGCGTCTCTAGAGCAGGATTACACAACTGTGCCCGGGCAGCTTTTTGCGTGTCTTTCTGTAGTTGGACCTGATTGTCCACAGAAAACAGACAAGTTTGGTATCAAGATTCGTGGGTGTTTTGCAACCCGTGATGAGGCTGCCAATCACGCAAAGCGTCTGCAGAAGGATGATTCAACCTTTGATATCTACGTGGTCGATATGTACAAGTGGCTACTGATCCCACCCGACCCGACCAAGATTGATGACGTACACTACACCAATGATAAGCTTGAGGAGATTATGGTTGGATACAAGGAGAATCAGGCTCAGGCTGCAAAGATGTTCGAGGAGCGTAAGCGTGATATGATGGCTGTCAAGTCTGGTGATGAGATGCCATTCATCAAGCCTGGTGACGAGAACTCTAAGTACTACACCAAGCCGGACGAGGCACCACTTAGCCATCCAGCAGAGGTTCTCGAGAGTCTCAAGAAGGAGAAGCCCGACACACCAATCGAGGAGCTTGTCAAGGAGGCTGATGAGATTGTGAAGGCTGAGATTGAGGAGCGTCGCAAGCAGCGTGAGGCAGAGGCCTAGTCTGATTTGCAATCGACCCAAATCTAAGAATAAAAATCATATTTAATAATAAATGAATGAACTTCCGATATTATTAAATATAATAACAATTGCATTGGTTGCGTTTCTATTTTATGCGGCATTTAGGGTGTACAATAACAGACCCGACAAGACTATGACCGCATCAGACGTATTTAACAACACCCTCAAGGACCCAGGTTTTGTTACTCACGCGTATTTCCAAGAGGCCAAGTCTGGACCAGTTGGGGATTTCGAGGGTCATACAGACCTTGTGGATAACTTCTAAACATTGCGAAGTATCACGGGCTGCATAGTCTTACCCATAAAGAATCCTAGAATGAACACAACAAACGCGACAATATACGTAGTTTTATCAATTTCAGAAAATATATCCTTTTTCGGAGGGACGGGTTGTGGCATAAACATCATTGGGGGTTGTGGAGGAGGCCAATTACCCTGTGGTGGTCCCCATTGCTGTGTATTTTCACGCTCAAGTGAAGGAATCTCATCTTCATAATAACCCTGTGGTGCTGGAGGTGCACGCGGGTCCTCTTTATCTCCGAGATCAGTCTCCATTTTCTAATATAATCAACAAAAACTTTAAGCGTCATCTTCCTCATCCGAGTCGGACACAACAAACCCCTTTAGGTTCCCATTATCATCTGCATCTTCCTCATCAGACTCTGATTCAGATTCATCTGATGAGAAAATGTTCTCTCCATCCTCCTCTTCCTCTTCCTCTTCCTCGTAGTCATCCTCACAGATTTCCTTTGGCTCATAGAGTTTTGGTTTCTTTACCTGCCTACCCGAGCGTGTGGTATAACTCATTCTGTATAGAAATCATCCATATTGTTTAAGTAGGTTGGTCTGAATGTTAAACCTTTATCCATAGCACTTTCTAAAATCATAAGTTCAGCTTCCATACCAATCTCCTTAACAATCTCGTGAACTGTTGAAACAGCGTCGACGGAACTTGAAGTTGTATAGAGTGCCATACGCTCAAGTGCATCAATAGCTTGATAAAGATACTTTGATGAAAGATCTGGAAATTCTAAAGATTCTTCAAACATTGTCATATTGTTTATGAACTCTTTGAAAAGTTCTGGATTTAGTCCTGAATATTCTTGAGCTTCAATTTTCAATTCATGAAGTCGTTCATTCTGTTTAGAAACTTTTGGTGTAAATAGCAAGAGTGTTAGAAAGATTACGAATATTAGGATTAACAACAGCATTTGGCAGGATTGCCTTCTTAATACTCGCCGATACTTTATTTTTCTTTGGAAACATCAATGATAACAACTTTGAAGTGAGTTTGTGTTTCTGACCTTCGAAGTCTCGACAGTATCCCTTCTTGCGTTCTTCGACTGTATCGCATCTGCAAAAGCATTTTTGACTGATAACACCATCCTTGACATTGAACCAAACGTGGTTGGATCCGTGTTCCCTCCCGAGATTCTCACAGTATTTTGAATATGTTGAAATGTAATATTCGGTATCACTCTTTTTATAAACTTTTGTGATCCGAGCATCCCTTTGACCGTCAAGATTTTGTCGAATAAATGTTTCCAAAACGGCGGTCAATTCATTGTTGTTAACCTCCTTGTTCATAACAGCCTTGGCAAATGGTGCTTTTCCAGGGAGTGGTTTGACACTGTAGTTGGTCTCTTTCACATCACTCCTGACTGTGACCATATTCAACAATTCAAGTGATATTGAACCATCAAGTTTCTCAATTTTGGCGGGGAGTTTGAGGGGTCCTATACCTTCTTGTCTCTTGTACAACAAAACTGGTAGGTACATCCCTTCTGTAATCTTACCAGTATGATCACAACCACTACAACCCTTGCCATTGCAAGCCTCGTGCTTACTTTTTTTGTGAGACCAAGGTAAACGAAATCCACTACCCTTTGACTTTGAGTTTAGGTCACCGTATACCGAGTTATCTATAATTTTTGACCAAGATTTACTCCCATAAACTTTTGACAAAATATCAACAACGTGATCTCTCAGATTGATGGCACTTTCTTGATTGACAACAAAACCTGGCCAGTTCATATGAACACCAGACTTGTATTGACCATCACGCAATCTAGGTTTTTGAACAGACACCACACAAGTTGAACCACCAAATGTTGAAACTTTGTCACAAATTACTTTTGAAATAACTTGAACCTGATCAAGATCTAATTCATCATCATCTTTGTAATCAATGTCAATGAAAAAGTTGTACGTCTCGGTTTTCTGTTCAACAACAAAAACCGGTTCACCCTGTCGAACTGAATCTATATAGGTTTCATAAAAATCATCCAATCTATCAAACGGGACGGATAGGACACCCCCATCCATAAGCACGTGTGATAGATTGCGTTTGTTGAAAAATCCATTTGTTTGGCACCACTCTCTAAACATCTTCTTGACCATTAAGCGAACTAAAACTATAAGCCCCTATTCCCATAAAATCGGGTTTCTGCGGCTTTGCCTTTAGCTCCTTCTTCATCTTGACAAGTTCAGTGAACACAATCTTTTTGAGTTCCTCTTGAGTCTTTGACCTGTCAAGCTTGCATATCTCCCTAATAACGTGACTCTTACCCTTCTCGATCGCCTCGCCTACTATATCTTCCTCCGTCATCTAAAATCACCTGAGATTAAATCCCCTTCTATTTAACGAGTTTAGTGCGTGATAAAACTCGTTATTCTGTATAACATTCTTCACTATGTTGTCCCACTTACTTGGTCTCGCCCTATACTCATCAAGTGTATCGAAACTCATAAGGTCATTCTCATCATATGTTTTACGAATTGGCAATTTGGCTTCCTTCCTGGCATCAGTTTTAGCCTTTGCTTCATAAAACTTTCTCATAAGTCTGTTCTGTTCTTGTTGGTTATACTTTACGAAAAATATAAATACATGATACACAGATAGGATTTCAATTCCATCTGCAGCACTCCTTTGGCGGTTTGTAAAAGAAAATGTGGTATATTCACCGCTCCTAATATTGATAACACCCCGTGTTTCTTCTTCAAGTTCACGAAGTGCACATCTAAGAGGGTTCAAAATCTCATTCTTTCTACATCCACCAGTCACAAAAATCCATTCTTTGAATCTAGTGTCTCGAACGGTTAAAAACCTTGGCTTGCCATCGGCGAATGATACTGGTATAGCTATTGCCTTATATCTCGTTTCTTTTTTCATCGGGCATTCACCCTTCTACAATTATCAGAGACATTAATCCTCATTTTCCTCCTCGGAAGGGGGAAGACGAGTCTTGGACACAGACACAGTGCCAGAAGCACTGGAACCTTCACCACTCACTTCACGGGCAGGCGCCTGAACGGACGCTAGTCTATGTGCAAGTCCAACAGAAGCAGTCTTGCATTCAGAGATGTCCTTCTTCATCTTCTGAGATTCCTGATACATATAAAAAATCAAAGCAAGTGCAACAACAATTGCCGCCACAGTCATAGTCTCGCGGTTAAAAGAAAACATCCTTTATATAAAGTGTCATCAAACTTTTAAGTGCCTATTATCGCACCCATTGCATGGCGAGGGTGTCTGGTTGGGCAACCGTAGTTCTCATTGCCAAACTGTACCCCCTGGTAGTGAACACTCTCGCACTGGGTCTGATTATTTGCCATATAGTTATTTCTCTCACAACAGGGCTTGGAGTCAACGCTATTGGCGTTGGAACCCTCAATCACATTCTCAAGTGTCCTGGACTTTGGATCGTATGTGAGAACAAAAAGCACTACCAATATGACCAAAGGCGTTATAAACATTTACTATAAACCTACAAATTTAGTTGGCGTACATAAGACCACCCATGCCATTCTGGATTCTGAGGACATTGTAGTTCACGCCGTAGATATCATCCGTGATGTTATCAGTCTGGGAAAGGAGACGAGCCGAGTCCAGGCGACTGAAGTTGAGTGTACCAGTTGGCTGAAGCTTAGCAGTATCCAGGCAAAATGGGTAAATAAACAGACCTGTACCATTCGCACTTGTGTTTGGAGTATGGTAATAAGATACAACATCTGTAAAGTTTGGCACTGCGAACTTGTAGTCTGCAATGTCTGTACCATTAATCTGTAGCTTGATTTTATTTGTTGTAGAAAACAGTCCACCACTCACAACATTTGCACTCGCCAGGTACTTGACTGGGTGGTTAAAGTTCAGCTCCTGGACCTTGGAACCGGAAGCGAGTGCCCTCTGCACCTGATGGATGAGCATATTCATTGGCTTGTTGGCCATATCGGAACGCTCAGCTGTATCCAGGTAGATGAAGTTGGCATAGCAATCCCAGGTGTAGCTGGCTGCCGAGGCACCCCATGTGATGCGAAGCTCAACATCGTGGTACTGGAGAGCCACCAGTGGCAGTGCCGACTGATAGTTCTCACAGAAGAAGAAGCGAAGTGGGTAGAAATAGTTAGTAGTGGAACCACCGGTATACAGAGACCCGTTCACACTCTTTGACATATTCTGTGCGAGTGTGTCGATTGCCACATTTGCGGTGAACTCGTTAGTCTGCTCATCAATCACCTGACCACCAATAAGCAGCTCAACCTTGTCAATTACAGTACCAAAGTCAATCTTCTGCGACTCGGTGCCATTGTTTACCCCAAAATACACATAACCAAGCATATCACCCTTACGCTCAAAGCGGACGGTTGACATGCCGTTGTTTGAAACATTACCCTGGATCACCTGACGCTCTGTGGTCTGGGAAAAGTTTGTGTGACGCTTGTAAGTTGAACGGAAGAAAGAAACCTCAGGGCTACCAACGAGGTGGGCGTCCTGAGCACCGACTGCAACAAGCTGAGCAATACCACCAGACATTTATAATCTATCTAGATTTTTTATATGCAAAGATTTTGACGAAGTGTGTGGAATCTCAAAATGAATGAATTATCATCAAGACCATTGAAATTCAACAGCTGACCATTCTTATCAACCCACTGCACAGTCAGCCTATCAAGTTTCTTGATAACATTGGGATAATCAATGCTCAGGTCGTAATCAGTCTCCTTCTTGAAGCGTTTGACAGTACCACCAGTAACATCCATTGGTATCAGACCAAAACTTCTAGACATATTCTGACCACTATAGGTATTACCAGTTATTGCCCTGGCATCCTCATTAAAAATTGACCTGAGTTCATCAATATCCAAAAAGACACCCTCATTTGCATTGAGGTTGATAACCTTTGATGACTTTATAAACTCTTTTCCCCTGTAAAGAAGGTTGTCAGAATAGAGTGGGAGATTGAGACCAGTCTCTACTGCCACATTTGTTGAAGTCAACAGAGAAGTGTCATCAAAACCAAGTAGTTTGACCATCTCGTCAGTCCCTGGCTGCATCTGGAATGGGCCGTCTGGGGCTGTATCTCTTGTGAATAAAAACTTTCCTTCAGCCTCCAAGTAATCCACAACAATATTTGAAGTGTTGCTAATAGCATTCTGAATATGTTCAGAAAGAACGGTTGCACCGTAAAAGCCGACTGGCAAAGAGAAATACGTCAAGGGGTCACTGATTGATGAGGTGGCGTTACTGAATGCCACCACATTCGAACCAACTGTGATGTTATGCATAGTGTTTGGAACACTCGCGTGGAGCAGTTCAACCCTTGATATATCCTTTATAGGAGTCGTAAGATGAAGTGTGTATAAGTTGCCGTTGGGGTAGATAACAGTGTCTCTATTTTCAGAAGATACAAACACGTTCCTAGTTTCACCAACCATTATTAATTACTATTGTTTTTTTTTAAACAAGTTCGCCGCCGATGCCACCAACGATGTGGTAGTCGGAAGTATCAGCCACACGACGCTGGATACCACAGGCACCGCCTGGTGTCAGGTCACGGGTATAGGCACTGCCCTTGGGGGCACCTGGCACACACTCAAGAGCGTACTCACCCTTGAAAACATCCTCGATGCTACCCTTCTCCTCAATCTCCACTGAGGTTGGGGACAGGACGTAGCCGACACGGACACTCACCAACATGAGGACGGCGATAAGTAGGGCGATCCAGTTACCAATGTTCTTCATTTACTACCTGTTGATATTTTTTTCCTGTGCGTTAAAGGTTTCACAATAGTTTATATTAAAGATATTAGAATGGAGGATACCGTTGTGATAGAGCGTGAGGGTCAGCACAATGTTATGAAGCTTGATGCAGATGAGGAAGCTATGCTCAATGAGATTTCAATCTCCAATGATAAACCTGTTAGGAAGGCTGTCTATAAGCCAAAACCAAAGCGTGTTAGCCAGCAGCCGCAGCAGTACCAGGAACCTGAGATGGATGCTTTTATGAATCCAACAAAGTCGGTTGAGTCTCAGCCCAGACCCCAAGCCCCTCCTGAGGAATACGGTGATGAGGAGGAACCTATGATGTTTGGTGATGATGATGAGGGTGAATATGAAGGTGGAGGCTATGAAGGTGAACAGCCATCTCCTGGGTTTAACTCAATTGATGATGAGAAGGCTGATCTCCTGAATAAGCTTACTCGCCTTGAGAAGAAGGGGTTCTCCGTGAATAAGCGTCTCAATGCATATTCAAGCATCCAGGAACTTAGAACCGAATTCAAGCGAATCACATACAGTATCGAAGTTGACCAATCTATTAGGTTTTCAAGAAGAATGCTTGTAGCCTGTGTGACTGGTCTAGAGTTTCTCAACAAACGCTATAATCCTTTTGAGATTGCTCTAGAAGGCTGGTCTGAGAGTGTTATGGAGAATATGGATGATTATGATGGAGTGTTCGAGGAGCTGTATAACAAGTACAAGACCAAGATGCACGTGGCACCAGAGGTCAAGCTGATTATGATGCTTGGTGGGTCTGCTATGATGTTCCACCTTACAAACAGTATGTTCAAGGCGGCTATACCAAATATGAATGATGTTGTCAAGCAGAACCCGGACCTCGTCAAGAGTATGATGAACGCTGTTCAGAATACAGCAAGGCAGCCATCCGGGCCACCTCCTGAGCCAGTTGTGAACCCAGAAACCGGTCGTCGTGAGATGAATGGTCCAGGGTTTGATATCTCTAGCTTGATGGGTGGTATCACAATGCCACCCCCACCACCAATGAACACAACGCCGTTGCAGCCGGTTCAGGAACTGGATCAGGATGACGACCTTTCTGATATTGTTTCAGTTTCAGGAGAATCAACTGGTGGTGAGGTCAAGGAGGTCAATCTGAAGGGTGGAAAGGGGAAGGGTCGTGGTCGCAAGAAGAAGAATGAGGTTACAATTTAATCTGAGTAGATTATAAATGATTGGATTTGCTCCTTTAGATGACGAGCCCCGTATTCAGAGGAGGGAAAAGGTCCTGAGGCGGGATGACAGCCGCCCCGCGACTGGACTTGGACGCCCTCTGAGTAACGAAGATACAGAATGCAATTATCTCGTTATGTTTTTCATTTTAGGTGTTTTTGTTTTGGCAGCTACTGACTCAGTTGGTGGTAAATAGATATGGACCATCACCACTCACATTCGTTTCAGCCTTTAATGGCTCTACATTTACATCACAACGCTTGGCTGTGAGGGTCCAATAGAATGGACCCTCAGTGCCAAATACCTCAAAGGAGTTCGTCTTGATATCATATTCAGAACAGTTCAGGGCCCTGACAGAACCATTGTAAATTGGGGTCACCTGTATGGTTGGCTCACCCTTTATCAGATTGGCGACATACTTTGGCAACACCACAGGTGTTCCAACCTCGCCACGACCACGGTAGTACACACCACCCTCCGGACCCTCAAGGCAGCCGTGGACCAGGTGCTTCCTGTTGGGATCCAGGGGGTGATCGATCACGAAGGTCTTTGCGGCGTTGGTGTTGCGGAAGATCTCACCTGTGGTGGGCTCATATCCCAGAGACTGACCCCCACTGGAGTCAACGTCACGGATCGGTCTCACGTAGAACCTACCACTAGCAGCAGTGTTTAGAGCAGCATCTGATGTATTAAGTACAATTGTATTTGAATGCTGACTAGTTTTACCAGCCTGATAACCAATTGCTACAGCATAAGAACCTTGAGCAATACTACCAGCCTGATTGCCAATTGCTACTGAGTTTAAACCTTGTGAATTATTCGCGGCATTGTGACCTATTGCAATACACTCTCTTCCTTGGGTATCGAAACCAGCCCTGTATCCTAATCCAATAGAATTCTGGCCTTGCGAATTATATGCAGCCTCGTGGCCAATCGCGATGCTGTTGCTTTCTCCTTGTGCCTGACTGACACGCCCAGCAAGCCAACCTATTGCAACACATCTTGTTCCTTGGTTAGACTCACCTGCATAACTACCGACGGATACCGATGAACTGAATTGTCCAAGTCTACCAGCGTTAGTACCAATTGCAACAGAATAAGCATTCTGACTACTCTCACCAGCCTCCAAACCTATGGCAATACCATAGGTACCCTGACTACTCAAACCAGCCTGATTGCCAACTGCTACTGCATATGATTCCTGACTACTCAAACCAGCCTGATTGCCAATTGCAACAGAATAAACATTCTGATAACTCAAACCAGCCTGATTGCCAATTGCAACAGAATAAGCATTCTGACTACTCTCACCAGCCTGATTGCCAATTGCAACAGCATAATCACCTTGGCTACTAGAGCCAGCCGATGCTCCAAAAGCGGTGCCAACCACACCCTGAACGTAGTACCCAGCAAAATTACCAACCGCTACCGCTCGAGACTTTTGATTAGTGTACCCAGCCTTGTACCCAATCGCAACTGAATTCGCGTATTGTCCCTGGAACCCAGCCTCCAAACCTATAGAGATCGATGCGGTGTTCTGTTTGTTGTACCCAGATCTGTAACCTATGGCAATCGCATTTGCCTGCTGGGTGCTGTAGCCAGCATCGGCACCCACGGCAACAGTGGAAATACCCTGTGTGCTAAACCCAGCGTTATGACCTATGGCAGTTGCTCGTACCTGCTGTGTTTGGGTACCAGCTTTGAAGCCTACAGCTACGCTTTCCGAACCCTGTTGACATCTTCCAGCTTCGTTACCAATAGCAACTGAACGCACTCCCTGATTACTATTTCCAGTACGGTAACCAATGGCGACAGCACCTTCACCTATGCTTGGATTGTCTCTCGCCTGGTCAATATGTCCAGCTTCACCACCAATAGCAATACAACCCTTTCCCTGTCTAAAAGCACCGGTATCAATACCAAACGATACCGAAAATGCATTGCAGTGAGAATTACTGCCAATGGCTACACCATTCTCACCAGCGACTGCACGGTTGCCAATGGATATTGAACCATCTTTTGTCGCTGATGAATAA